GCACAAGGGCAAAAGAGTTTCATCGATTGCTTGGGGACCCTGCTGAGAAATATTGGCAGCTTGATTTTCGGCAAAAGATAGTAGGGTAGGCTCGACAGCTAAGGAGTTGTGAGTTTTGAGTTGTGAGTTTTGAACTAACTAAAAACTAAACACTCAAAACTATTTGAGTGCGGGTGATGGCCCCGCCCGCTGCGTGGACGGGCGGGGCCGGGACAAAGTGATATAACATTCTGTTAATGGAGTAACAAAATGAAGGCGTATCGTATCACGAATTGGTGGAAATTTGAATTATTAAAAAATGGCAAATTAGCCACGGCAAAAAGCAAGATGGTATCACTAAGAATAAAACGTTTTCTCTACGTCAGGTTTCCCGTTCATGGGCATAATTTGAGTGCGGACTATCGGAGGATGGTCAAGAAGGCGGGGCCGGAAATGGCGGCGGCTTGTGATGGGGTCTATAAAATGCTGGTTGGACTGGCGGGTAATCAGGTGAGGGAATACCGCGGCTGGATTCTCGATGACCGCCAAAGGCCTCTGAACCCACGGGAGGTGGCGGAGCTTTTATGCTTATCGGAAGAAATAACAAGCCGATTATTTGAAATTTTGACCGATGAAGAGGTAAAATGGGTCGAATTTTTGGACCTTCCCGAGCATCTATGTAAGTCTTTGGATAGCAGTGATTTATCAGGCGGATCCCAAATTAAGAAATCTGGGAAAATTTGGGAAAAAAAGGGATCCGCTTTACACGAAGTCGAAGCGAAGCGCTTCTCTAAAGATAAATTTAAACGGATTCGAAGCGAATCCGAAGAGGGGGAATTTGGGAATAATTGGGATCGAGAGGTGGATGACCAGGGGGGTGGGGAAAAAAACGCCCAGCCCCAGGCCCAGCCCGCTGCCCAGGCTTCGGTTTCGGATTCGGACACGGACTCGGTCACGGCTTCGGCTTCGGAAAAGCCCACGGTTTCGGGTTCGGATTCGGTCACGGTTCCGGTTCCGGTTTCTCAGCCTGGGCAGCGGGCTGGGCCTGGGGCTGGTGAGCCGAGGCCTTTGTCCGGAATGGAAAGATTGAATATATACGTGGAACGTAACGAGTCGGAAAAAAAAGTTATGCGAATTCTCAAAGTCAATCTGAATAAAAAATCGGACACCACGACTATCTGTGATATTTATGAGCAGTTCGCAGATCGTCTTATCAGAGGTGACACCACATATCCATTATTTGAACACTCACTCAATACGGCCCGTCAATGCTGGCGTGCTAAAAACCAGATTGCGATGTTTGTCGCGGCAATGAAGAAGCCCCCTTTTTCTTATGATCCAATAAAGAGAAGTGTTATCCCTGGGAAGTTTTCCCGTGAAAGTCGGTGAATGATGTTGTGTTTTTTAATTGTAATTTTTATAGGCGCTCCTGTGGGCTACTTCACTTGTGCCTTGATGGTGATTGCCAAGGGCAGAAAACGGCACGGCAATATTGATAACCAAAAGCGAATCAAAGAGCTTGAGGTTGAGAATAAGGTATTGCGGAGGCCGTTAGAGGCAGCAAATTTCAAAGTAGATGGTATGTTAGCTATCGGAAATGAACTTAACAGACAGGATAAACGAATCAAAGAGCTTGAGGCTGAGAATGAGAATTTAAAAGAACAGATAGGAGATTTAAGGGCGGCAGCTGTCCTTAAAGTATTGATGAGAGGTGGGAATTTTACAGGCAAGCTCTGAAAGGCGGTGACTGATATATGTGAAGTTTCAAAACAAAAAGGCTTCGTCATCTCTGTATAGAAAAATCAATGAACTTAATCTTAAAGGAGACCTAAAATGAGCAGTCACACTTTACAAACAATGGCGGTCGACAGCATCGTTCCGAGTAAGGACAATGCCCGGCATATCGACCAGAAGTCTCAGAGCTTCCTGGAGCTTGTAGAAAGTATCAAGGCCAGTGGGGTCCAGGAACCTATCCACGTCTGGCCCCATCCGAAAAGAAAAGACAAATACGAGATTCGTTGCGGTGAGCGCCGGTGGTGGGCATGCAAAAATCTGAGACATAAAACTATCCCGGCAATCGTTCACCGTGATATTAGTATTCAAGCTGCTATGCTTTTGACGGTCATCGAGAACAAATTCCATGAGAAACTTACACCCCTTGAGGAAGTGGAGGAGATATCCCGCTTCATGGACCATCTCAACTCCGATGCGAAGCTCATAGCGGGTTTGATCGGTCAAACAGAGCAGTGGGTCAGGCTGAGGGCGAACATTCACAGGAACCTGGGGCAGGAGTGGCGCAGTGCGTTTGAGGATGATGACTGGCATCCGTTTTTTAAGAAATGGTCGATCGGGCATCTCACTTTGATTGCCCGGCTGCCGGCCGGCAGCCAGAAGGAGCTCCTGGCAAACATAAGAGAGTTTTATTGGGAATGGGAGAACGTTTCCGTAACGGATTTAGACCGGCGTATCAGTGAGGGCTTGCAGCTGCTTGTCAAGGCAAAATGGAATCTGGACGATGAAACGTTACTTCCGAAGGCCGGGGCATGTTCGGATTGTAACAAGCGAAGCGGGGCCGAGCCGGTTTTATGGTTTGGTGCGCTGGAGGACCAAATTGATACGAAGGACCGTTGTCTGGACCCTTTGTGCTGGAATAACAAGATGCGGATATATTTGCAGCATCGGGCCAGGGAACTATCGGTAAAACACTCGAATCTTGCTTACATTGCCACCGAACATCTAACCGGCGATGTAAAAGAAGAGCTGTCGAAACAGTTCGGCCGGGTTTATGAGCCCTATGATGTTCAGAAATCGACCAAGGGTGCCAAGGATGCTATCCCGGCCATGGTGGTAAGCGGCAAGGGGACGGGCACGATTATTTACGTTAAGGAGAAAAAGTTTGCCGGCCCCGGAAGTGGCAGGCGGTCTGCGGCCGGCAAGCCGACCCCGTTAAAGCAGCGACGTGAAATGCTGGATGCAAAGCGCTGGTCACAGGTGCTCATCGAGCTGCGTAAAAAAGTTGATTCGGCCGGCGTGGAACAAGTCGTTTACAAAGATAAGATAACAGGCATCGTTGCCCTGGCTGCGTTTTACGGCAATACACCGTTTTACTCATTAGAGGCTATGTTAAGAGCTCAGAAACTGAGATTATCAGATAAGCTTATTCAGAAACAAATTGATGATTTGGTCAAAGGAGCCAAAGGCTGTGATATAGATGCAGGACGCGAGAAGGCCCTGGAATTTCTATGGTCCAGTGTAAAGCCGACGCTCAAAAATCTTTTGTGTTATATCGGTCCGGCTTCACAAACATCAGGCTCTTGCATCGATAGTGCCAGATGGGTCGCCAAACTGATCCAGGTCGATATCGATAAAATGTTCGCGGAAGTGTCGAAACAAAAAGGCTTCACCATACCGAAATCCTGGAAGGCCCTTAATGCGGATGGCACTCCGAAGGCCGTGAAGAAAACTAAGCCGGCTGCGAAAGCAAAAGGGGAGACCGTGAAGAAAAACAAAAAGAAAAAGAAAACAGCTTAAAGTGCAACATGAGAATACAAAGAAAAAACGGGTATGAAATGACCTTAAATATCGGTTTTGATGAGATGATTATGTTGAAGCAAGTTAAATCTCCAATCTTCTTAACCCTGGGAGCTGGTGCGACACTTCTCTACATCCGCCGGCTTATCACTTCTAAAAACATTCCTCTCTCGGGATGTTCTTGCTCCCCTGTTGCTCACCGCTGTTGTATCGGTGCGTTTGTAAGCAGGCATGTAGAATTTGCCCGGCTCCCACTTTTGTGAAAAGGAAACCACTATGGCAAAGACCAATGATGTAATTCAAAAGACCCAGGAACCGCACAGGGTAAAGTGTGTATTGACTAACGAGGAGAAAGCCGAGGCCGCGATGGAGCTTGCGAATACACACCAGGCCATGGAATCGCTGGCAATCGAGAAGAAAGCGGCAATGACCGAGTTCAAACAGCGAAAGGAAAAACTTGAAGAGCAGATTCACGTTGATTCGCTAATGATCAAAGAGGGGGTTGCGATGCGTTCGGTCGTCTGCGAGCTGCAGCTAAACCGTACCAAGGGAAGAGCCATTATTATCCGGCTGGACAAGAATGAGATCGTAGAAGAACGGGACATGACCAATGATGAACAGCAGATGAAGATACCGTTCGAGAAGAAAACCAAGAAAGGTAAATCGGACCAACCGGAAATGAAGAAAAGAGTTAGAACTGAGGAGCTACAGTTCGATAAGAATAACAAAAAATAAAAATCATAGTAAGGCGATGCACGGCGAGGCCTGGCGCACAGCACAGCGTAAGCGTAAACATAGCGGCCGGTTCTTTTATCGTGGGATTTGACAGAACCCCGAGATTTCAGGCCGGCCGCCGGGCGACTTCCCATTTGTAAATGACATGTCAGGCGTAACTTAAGGCGTTTCCGGTCATGTTTATCGGTCATTTTTTAATAACAGATGGGTCCTTCCTGGGCTATAAGTCCTTTGCGAATCAAAGCATGCCAGAAAGGGCGTGCTTATATATTTTTTTAAATTGACTTCCTTCCCCTTCGTAAATTACTGATATATAGAAAATTACAAAAAGGACAAAAATGAAAGCAAAAAAAACAGTTAAGAAGGCCCGGCGGAAATCGGCCAGCCAAATTGTGGCCCGCAAGATAGGTGTCCCCGGGGTAGGTATGTTCCGGCTGGAGCAGTTGAAGCCGGCCGGTTACAACCCGCGGGAGATAATCCCTGAGGCGTTGGAAGGGCTGACCAATTCGCTGAGCAAGTTCGGCTGTGTTGAGCCGATCGTAGTTAATACCCGCGGCCGGGGGAATGTTATTATTGGCGGCAATCAGAGATTTAAGGCACTTCAAAGTCTGGGGGTCGCGGAATGTCTGTGTGTGACCGTCAACTGCAGCAAGGCCGATGAAAAGCTTTTGAATCTGACTTTGAACAATCCACAGATCCAAGGACAGTTTGTTAAAAATATCGTGGAGTATATCGAGAAGCTAAGACTGGAGATGCCGGATGACACCGATTTTCTGAATCTGAGGATCGCTGAGCTGCAGATGGACCTCGGGCAGGGTAAAAAGGGTCTGATTCCCGATGATGATTTCCCTAAGGTTCAAAAGAAAGCAAAGACGCGGCCTGGTGAATTATGGATTCTCGGTAAGCACAGGCTTTTGTGCGGTGACAGCACGAAGGAAGCTGATGTCAATCGGCTTATGAACGGTCAGAAGGCGTCGCTGTTTGCTACGGACCCGCCGTATTTTGTTAATTATACCGGTGATGATCGACCGAAGGCAGGTAGGGATTGGTCAAGTACGTATCATGATATTGATGTAACCAAAGCAAGGCAGTTTATAAAAGAGTTTCTTTCAATTGGCCTAAAACAAATAAAGGAAAAGACGGCTTTATATTTTTGGCATGCAGACACACGACGGAAAATTATCGATGATGTTTGTAATGAACTTGGGATTTGGATACACCAGCCAATTATATGGGTCAAGCCGTGTGTCATGCAGAATTATTCTGTTTTCATGTGGCAGCATGAACCTTGCTTGTTAATGTGGGTTAAAGGAAACAAACCGATATGGAGATCATATAAAATCGATGGCAAAACGATTGGGACCGTTTGGCCGATAGGATTTATCAGGTCCGGAGATCCGACCAAACCGGAATATTATACGGATGTCTGGCCGTTGGATTATGACGGCAAGAAAAGGCCGGCCGGCATCCAGCATCCGACTGTTAAGCCGGTCGAAATCTTTGCCATACCTATGCGGGTCCACACTAAGACAGGGGATATCTGCTATGAGCCGTTCTGTGGTTCCGGCTCACAGATTATAGCTGCCGAGAAACTGGACAGGCGATGTTTTGCCATGGAGAAGGAGCCGGTCTTTGTGGATGTGGCGGTCGAACGCTGGGAACAATGGACCGGCCAAAAAGCGAAGCTGGAAAGAAAATTATAATAAAAATAGTGCCGACGCGGGCGGTTAGTATCGGACTGACCGCCTCAGCTGCAGATGCAATCTGCAGATGATTTTAACACGCCGGCTTAATTATAAATTGTGAATAATAGTATCGGGGAAAGAGAGATGATACTTGACAGGAATTTCGGCCGTTGAGATAGCCAAAAAGCAGAGGTATCTATTTCTGCTGCAAAAGGTCAAAAAAAACAAGACTCTTTCAAAGGTCGAGCTGGACGAATTGAGCAGGTACGAGCGAAAAATGGTCGACAAGGTTATTTTAGGAAATTTGAGGAAGCGGTCGAATAAGCCATCGACCAGGCCATCGACTAAACCATCGACCAGGCGGTCGACCAAGCCATCGACCAGGCGGTCGACTAAACAATCGAAAAAGAGCAAAAAGAGTCCCGGTGCGCCGGGAGTAGCGAAACGAGTGCGATTGCCCGTCGAGGAAGCGGAGATACGAAGATTAGGGATCGAATGTGAGAACCTGACCGAGGCGGATGCTGCGATCAAGAAACGCAAGTCTTTGAAGGAGATATTCAAGAAACATCCGCAGCTCAGGCAGGCCTGGAAGCGTGGTCGATTCTTGCGGAATCTCAGGGGCCTGGCCCGGACGGGGGCAAGTGTTCCGCAGGCGGCAAAGAAATTGGGGCTTGCGAACGGCCGTCTCCTGCGAGCGATGATAGATGAGGACAGGGAAGTTGGTGACTTGTGGGACCAGACCCGGCTCGAGGTTTATATCGAGATCAAAACAGCTATCGTTGAGGCCGCCAAGGAAGGCAGGGCGGATGCAGTTCGGATGGTGGAGAGCTTTCTGCTGGACGAAAAAGAATCCCGAGGCATCGGGAGTTTCGACCCTTCGCATGTAACAAAACTTCAGCTTGTCGAGATAACGGGTAAAACAAAACGAACAATTACCACCTGGCTTGATAAGTTCGGACTACCGCGGAATGCAGATAAGACTTTTGACCTGGGCATTGTCTGGGCCTGGCGAGAGGAGTTTTTGCTTAAGAAGGCATCGGAAGGTAAGGAAACGGCAGCTGAGCTGGACCCGTTGAAACAAATGAAGGCGGAGAAGCTGAAGGTGGAACTGGCCAGGCATAGAAACGAATTGCTCGAAAGAAGCGAGGTGGTCATCGGACAGGTGGCATGGGTCCAGAATATCGTTATGTTCTGCGAACGCGGTATCGAGGAGTTCTCGAGGCTTTGCAGCAACCAGCCTCGCCAGAAGATTGCGGAGCTCGCCCAAGGATTTTTTAGGGACCTGCATACCGAAGCGGCAAAAGTCCCGAAAGAATTGCGCCTGCCGGCGGCGAAGGAACGGGAGTTAATCGAGTTTTTGCAAAGGATAAAAACACATGATACCAGATAATATTCTGGCCATAGAAGGTTGGATAAAGTGGGGTCGTAAATGATTCTTAGACCATTGCCTACACAGCCGGAAGTGCTCGATGCGTGGATTAGTCACGATATCCTATCGTTAGCTGATTGGGCGGAGGACCGTTACATCCTGCCCAAGGAAACCGCCGAACTTGCGGGGCCCTGGTCCAATGATTATGTCCCATATCTCATGGACCCGATGCAATGGCTTTCGGATATGGTAACACGACAGGTGACGATATGTGCATGTACCCAATCGGGAAAAACTGAGCTGAGTAATATCTTAATCGGCCGGACCATCGATGTAAATCCGGCACCGACCATGATTGTAATGCCCCGCGAAGATGATGTCAATCGAAGGCTTGCTACGCGGATTCGGCCGATGTTCAAGTCGCAACCGTCCCTCTTACATCACTTAGGCGGTAAGCTCGACAAGCTAAACATAGGCAAGGAAACGATTCTCGATAATATGATTTTGTATCTTGCCTGGTCTAACAGCCCGGCTGCCATGTCTGACAACCCGGTATGTATCGTGATCCTCGATGAGGCGGCCAAGTTTCCGCCGTCCACCGGTAGAGAGGCGGACCCGTACAGCTTGACAAAGAAAAGGCAGCGGACATTTCGCACCCGTTCGAAGCTGCTGATCATGTCTTCACCCGTGGGCGAAGGTGACTTATTCGATGCGGAGTTCCAGAAGGGTGACAAGAACGAATGGTTTGCGAGGTGTCCGTGCTGCGGTATCTATCACATTATGAAACAAGTAAATTTGAAGATAGACAAAGACAAGGCGGGTAATTGGCTCGATGCGGAAATCTACCGAGCCGGAGGTCACGCGAGATATGTTTGCCCGGCATGTAAAAAGCCATGGGATGAATATCAAAGATGGGATGCGATAAGCAGCGGCCGGTATGCACCTGCAGACTGCTCGGTGGACCCGTCCAGGAGGATTGTAGGTAACATACCTATTACCAGTCACCATTCCTGCAGGATAACGGCGCTCATGCTTCATCCGGCATTTCAGACCATGGATGACCTGGCCGGCGATTGGGCGGCTGCGATATTTGCAAAGAAAACGGGTAATGTCAAACCGCTGCAAGATTATATCAATTCTCAATTGGCCGAACCCTGGAAGGAGGCAGAGCAGAAAACTGATATAGATGTAATAAGACCTCACATCGGCGATCTCGAGTCGGGCATCGTGCCGGAAGGTGTGCAGCTTTTGACTGGAGGTGTGGACGTTCAGGCCGACCATGTATGGGTGGTTATATTAGGATGGGGTTATCTATCGGAATGCCGGCTGATTTATGCGGGCCGGATTGAAACCGGCGATACGAGGGATTTGGCCAATTATGGTTTGGTCCGTACCTTTGCGGCATACAAATGGCCGCTTGCCAGGGATGAAAAAATTGTGATGCGGACAGCTGCTACAGCGGTGGATTGTGGTTATCATACCGATACGGTCATTGATTTCTGCCGGCAATGTACCGAATCCAATCTGATTGCCGTGCGCGGTGATGACAAGGTAAAGACCCGGGTATATCACGCCTTCAAACTGCCGGACGGTAAATCTGTCCGTTATGATTTGAATGTCACGATCTTAAAAGACAGGCTCTACCGGTTATTGTTCGAGTCGACAACGCCGGGTCCGGGTTATTTTCATCTACCGTGTGATGTGACCGAAGAGATCTTGGGTCATTTTACTTCAGAAGAAAAACGGGTAGTCCGCGGCCGGTACCGCCAGGAGCTAAGATGGGTGTTAAAGGATTCCGGCAAGCCCAACCATATCTGGGATGCATCGGTCTATGCAACTTTCGCGGCCGAGCTGGCAGGGGCCAGGCTTCTGGCCGGCAGCGAGCAGAGACCGGCCAAACCTCTTAAAATAATAGGAAAACCTGTAAAATATAGTAAAATCAGAACGAAATATTGAAAGGATTCGTAATGAACAAACAAAAAACCGAGAAGCAGAAAGAGGACACTGTTGACAAAACTGAGCGAGAAGGTACTACTGTTGACAAAAAAGACGAAAAGGCCTCTAAAGTTACACAGTCACAGGAGGTAACAAAGCCGCTCGATGAGAAAATCGATGAGACTGTCGATGAAGAATCGGAAGAGCGGGCGACGAGCGATGAGCGACAAGAGACGGAGACCACCGAGCCGGAGCGGAAAGTTAAGTACGTTTTTCCCAACGCATCGCAATGTCCGCGGTGCCGGAGCCATGATACCATAGCTTATCGAACTGACGGCAAGGTCCAGTATAGAAGATGCCGGCGAGGGCATTGCCGGTGGCGGTATAGTATAATCGGGCTAAAAGAAAAATAAATCCATGCAATCCGTGCAATCCGTGGTTAAAATATTTTCGAGAAAGGAGCCTACTAATGGCAAAGAAGAAAAAACAAAATTGTGGACCAAATCCGGAAGAAAATTTACCTGAGCAAGAACATGGTACAATTTTGTTAACAAATGAAAATGGTCAGAGTCCTGATTCGGTCAAAGTCGATGAGTTAAAAGTCAAAGTCGATGAATTAAAAAAGGAGTCGTTATTGCTCTTCCCCCCGGAATTGGAGAAAAAGATTTCCGAGGCCTTGGAGACCGGGCGGTTCTTTATTACCGTGACGTTTCAGAAGAAATACAAGCCGGACGATGAGCATGACCTGCACCATTTCTATATCAGGAAGAACTTTATGGTCAATGATGTAGTGCCGAGCTTGAAAAAATTGGCATCCAATTTTATAGGCAAAGAGAATCCGACCGCCGAAATGCCGGACAAGAATGGGTGGCATTGATACCGGAAGACAGGAGACAGGAGACAGAAGTATCCGGAGTTTTGGCGCATTTTAGGCACTTTTTTTAGCCTTCGCGGTGTCTGAGTGAAGATTTTTACCAATAATTGGTAAAAATCTTCTCATTTCACTAAAAAACCCTTGAACGGGTCAAATCTTTTAGGTCGAATATAACTGTATAAAGTTAATAGTTTACAAAGCTGTCGGCGGCGGATGGACTGCCGACAGCTTTGCATCCGCCGCCGGCTGTCTTTAGGCAGGTAACTAAATCGGCGGCTTTTTTTATGGCATTAACAAGCAACAGCACAATTGAGGATGCCCTCAACCAGTACAATGACAATCTCTCCTGGGAGGGGAATCTTACCAAGGCCACAAACGCATTGGAGGCGGTCCGCTATATCTTGGCCAACCGGCCCAAGATGATTGCCTCCAGTGAGAGGAACATCAACTTCGACAGCCTACTTGGCGAGAAGGAAAAGCTGGAGGCGGTCGTGAGTAAATTCTCAAGTAACGTCAATCGCAGCAGATTTACGCGGGGAAGAATGCTGACTTAAACCCGCCGAGGCGCTGTGGGGGCTGGAATAATTAAAAGATGATTAGAAAACCAAAGACCGGGGCTGCTCACAGGCCGATGATTATCGAGGAACGGCGACATGGTTTCTATACCTCTGTCGGCTATCGCTCGGCCAAGATGGCCACCCGCGAGGGCAGGAGCTATAACTCGTACCCCGGGTACATTCACGATGAGCGGGACCGCAAGAGTCTCATCGCACAGTCGCGTGACTTCATGCGCAACAACGCCATCTATCAGGGGATGATAGACAGGGCGATAAGTTATATCATAGGCAACGGCTTCGAGCTGCAGGTCAACAGCGGCTCGACCAATACGGACAAGAAGATAGAGGGTCTTTGGCGGGCATGGCTCAAGCGGCCGGAGATACGCAATATACTCTCGGGCAGCGAGACGGGCCGAATGGTATGCAGGGAGGTAATGGTGGTCGGTGACACGGCGGTGCTCCTGACCGACAAGGCCCTTATACAACTGTTCGAAGCCGAGCAGATTGCCGGGAAGACACTTAAAAATAACGGTATTGAAAAAGACAAATACGGAAGGCCGATTATATTTAATCTCGCCCCCTGGAAGAGTCACGGTGTCGATAGAAATAAGGCCGTCAAAGTAAAGGCCGAGAACATCCTTTACATAGCCAATCCGCAGAGGCCGTCTCAGGTCAGGGGGGTGCCGGCGGCGCAGGGGGCTTTTGCAATGCTGCACAGGATTAACGATATTTGTGACTCTGAGGCTATTGCCTGGCAGCTTCTGGCAAGGATAGCGGTTTCCGTTACCCGTGAGAATGCAACCGAGGAGGCCTATATTGAGAGCCGCGAGGACCCCAACAAGACCACTGATGAATTAAAAGGTGATTTAGCGACGAGATTGACCGAATTGGATTATGCCCTGCTATTTCACGGCAAGCCGGGCGAGGGGGTCAAGGGTATCGAGCGGAATATCCCCGGTAAGAATTTTAGCGAATCGCTTCGGATGTTCCTGCGGCTGCTGGGGCTGCCGTTAGGGATGCCGTTAGAGTGCATACTTTTAGACTGGACAAAGAGCAACTACAGCCAGTCACGTGCGGTGCTGCAGCAGGCATTTCAGATGTTCCTATTCTGGCAGTTAAAAATGGTGAGCTTCTTTTATGACCCGTTGTTCGAGTGGCGATTGAGCGCATGGCAGGAACAAGGGTTAATCGGTAAGCGCAAAATTAAGCATGACTGGATAAAGCATACCTTCCCCTGGATAGACCAGGTCAAGGAGGCCCAAGCCTATGCCACCCAGGTCGAGCGGGGCTTTATTACCCACGGGCAGGTATGCAAGTCTCTTAATACCGACCGGGCAGAAGTGATAGAGCAGCGAGAACGCGAGGTGCGGGATGCCATCGACAGGGCAAAGAAAATCGAGAAAGAAACCGGCGTGAAGGTGTCGTGGAAGATATTCGCCGGCTTGAAGGAAACGCCGGACAAGGCCCAATTGGCGGAGCCTGCGGACGATAAAGATGATGAGGTAAAAGAGGAGGGCAAAGATGACACCTAATCCCTTAATCGCCGAGTTAATCAGTCATAAATGGGCAATGGAGGAATTTGCTCTTAAGGCCTTCTTTGAGCAGATGACCCACTGGAGGTCGGATGCGGGCAACACCTCGGCGGCGGTGGTCGATAAGCAAAAGATCATTCAGATAAAGAATGGGATTGCGTTAATCAAGATAAGCGGGGTGCTTTTAAAAAGTGTGCCGGACTGGGTGAGAGATTGGGGGATAGAGGCCACCGGATACGATGAGATCAACGACCAACTCCGATCGGCCATGGGCAATGAGGAGGTCACCGGGATTCATCTTCAGGTAAGCTCGCCGGGCGGTGTGGTAGATGGTCTGGCTGATACCGCGGATGCCATATTAGCAGCCAGGGAGCAAAAGCAGGTGACCGCTACTATCGAGGACCTGGGTGCCAGTGCCGCCTACTGGCTGAGCAGCCAGGCTGAAATTATAGAGGCTGGCCGGACAACGGAGGTGGGCAGTATAGGGGTATATACCGTCTATGCGGATATGACCAAAAGGGCCGAGGAGATGGGGATAAAGGTGATAGTAATCAAATCGGGCGAGCACAAAGGGATGGGTGTCCCTGGGGCCGAGATTACTGATGTCCAGATAGAGGCGGTGCAAGAGATAGTGGACCAGATAGCGGACAGCTTTATCTCGGCGGTGGCCGCGGGACGGGGCAAAAAGAAAAGCCAGGTCAGGGAGTGGGCCACGGGAAGATTATGGATAGCGAAAACGGCCTTGGAGATGGGCCTTATCGATAAAGTGACAGTTAATAATGTTAATCAAAATATTAAAGGAGAACAGAGTATGGATGAGCAGATAGGAACCAATGAGCAGACCGAGACAGAGGTCCGGGCCAAGGTCGAGCAGGAAAAGGCGGCCGAGGAAAAGACCAAGGCCCAGGAAGAGAAGATGAATAAACTTGCCGTTGAAGGGGTGAAGCTGGATGAACGGGAGCGATTGAGTAGGCTCAAGGCGGCCTTTCCGGATGATTTGGAGTTTGCTCTCAAGGCCTACGAGGATGGCAAGAACGTTCAGGAGGCAAAGGCCGAATACTGCGAGGTGCTCGAAAAACGGCTGAAAGAAAAGACTTCCACAGAGGCAAAGGGAAAGGTCACCGGCGCTGCGGCCATTGCCGGCGGGGCCACCGATGAGGAGACCTCGGATGATTTCATTGCAACTGCAAAAGAGCTGGCCAAGACGGAGAAAATAAAGCTGGGAGCCGCTTACAAGCGGGTGGCCAAAGAGCAGCCGGAGCTGTACCAGGCACATGTGGCAAGGCTGGGATTGGTTCGTTTAGAGAAATAAGTCATCCTGGTCCCAGACCATCGACTAATGACAGGGACGAAGGAGGTAAAGTGGTAGATTGATGAATATTTACAAGATGAATTAACGAATTAAAAAATCAAGGAGAAATATTATGGCAAATCAATCGGATTCACCAATAACTCTTACCGCGGGCGAGGACATAGCGGCTTTTCTAAGGGTCGAGGCCCACGGCAGGACCGTTATGAAGGCATCGAGCACCGAGTATGGTGTTGGTGTGACCCAGGTGATAGTGACAAATGGTAATACGGTGGCCGTTCGGCTTTGGGAGCATGGTGGCTCGCATAAAATAATGGCTTCCGGTGCAATCAGTGCAGGTCAAAAGGCATACGCATCTGCCGGAGGCAAGATTGCCGCTAGTGGTACGATACTGATTGGTACTGCTTTGGACACGGCCAGCGGAAATGGCTCGATAATCGAGGTATTGCCGCATATTGCATACGTGCAATTTAGCTCATCGTCGAGCTCCTCAAGTTCTTCGTCGAGCTCTTCGAGCTCAAGCTCTTCGAGTACTTAAGAAGTTTTTGATTTGAAATTCGATTCCCGGACCATAGTTTCGTTACGGGGCAATGAAAAAAGACAGTATTATTAGGAGATAGATAAATGATTCAGCAAGCTACCAGAGGCACGCCGAGAGAGGACCTCGGTGTGGCATTTCACGAATTCGACCCATCGGTTGAAGGCTTTATAGCCGATAGCGCCCTGCCCCCTGTAAGAGTGGGGAAAAAGGCGGCAACTATGGGGGTCATAACCCGGGAGAACCTAAAGCGTGAAAATTCAGACCACGCCAACGGTGCGGTCTTTGGCCGGATAGTGCTGGCCTCGGAAGACAAGAGCTATGCCTGCAAGGACCACGGCCTTGAGGGCCAGCTCACCGATGAGGATAGAGCGACTTATGAGACGGATTACGACGCCGAATATGAAACGGTCCAGTCGGTCACCAGGAAGATGTATATCGAGCGGGAAATCCGGGTGGCGGCGGCAATGTTTAATACCACAACCTGGACAGGTGGGGCCCTTTATACCGATAATTCCGGCTCACCCTGGGACAATATCGCGACGACCATTATCGCTCAGGTCATAGCGGCCAAGAGAAGGGTCCGTCTGAATTGCGGGGTCGAGCCCGATACCATGCTCATCGGGCAGACCAGTCTGGAGAACCTTCTGCTCAATACCCAGATCAGGGCACAGTTCCCGGGTGCCAATCTGATTACCCTGGCGATGATTCAGCAGGCCCTTGGCTCCATATTCGGTCTGACAGAGCTAATCGTGGGCAAGGCGGCCTATGACAGCGCCGATGAGGGTCTGAGTTTCGTCGGCGCCGAATGCTGGTCGGACGATTATGCGCTTATATACAAGAGGCATACAGGCGGACGGGCAACACCGGGGCTGGGCAGAAACGTGGAATGGAGCGGCGTTAGCGGTGGCCTGGGGCAGGTCAAGGAGTATCGAGAAGAGCAGACCGAATCGGACATCTTCCTCGTGCGTGATTTCTCGTTCGAGTGGATATTCGACGCCTATTTCGCACACCTGATGAAGATTGATGCCTAACCCGCGATTGCGGGGCCCGTATTATGAGTGACCAGTTCGATAAGACCCTGGAGCTGTCGGCTGACAGTTTCTTTCTGCTGCCCGGGACCGAGTACGTGACATACTTTCCGGGAGCGGGCGGCTCGCGGAGGATACTGGCGGTAATCAATCGCCCGGGTCCCGAGCAGATGGATGATTTGTCCGGCGGGCAGCGCGAAGTAAATGAGGTCTTAGTCAAGAATAACAGCGTGGACGGCATTGCATCGACTGAGGTCGATACCGGGGGCGATAAGATGCAGGTTGGAATTAGAGATGGCACCAGGCCCGTAATGGCAAGAATTGTAGAAATCTTAAGCCAGGACGCCGGCATGATGAGATTGAAGGTGTATTGATGTTGGAAATCCGGTTTGATGATGACAAGATCAAGAAGGTGGAGCGGGAATTAAGAAATTTTCCCAGGGCCCTTCCGAAAGTAATGAGCCGGGGGCTTAACCGAACAGCTAAATCGGCCCGCACCCAGATATCCCGTAGTTTCGCCAGTCGCATCGGAGTTAAAATTAAAGATGTGCGGTCTCGATTGACATTGACCAGGGCCACATATTCCAATTGGCGGTCGATGGTGGGAATTAGTGGTAAACGGTTTGGTCTCATTAAGTTTGCCGCCCGTCAAACCCGGAAGGGAATAACTTATCGAAAAGGACGCAGCAGGATTCTTATTCGACATGCCTTTATCGCTACGATGCCCGGTGGACACCGGGGAGTTTTCAAACGCAAAGCAGGACCGCGACTGCCTATTGCAGAATTGCGAGGACCATCTTTGGCCCAGGTTTTTACAGGAGCCCGGAATGAGTTCAATCGAATACAGGCCGAATCCCTGGCCAGGCTCGAAAAGAACATCCATGACCAGGTCAATCTGATATTGAAAAGGAAATTGCCGGCATGAGTTTACCCTTAGTCGAACAAATCGCGGTCAAATTAGTAGAGGCCGTCAATGCCATTACCGTTGCGGCGGGCTTTAATTATGACTTAACGGCGGTCCGGCCCAAGCGGATACACTTAGAGGGTGACATCAATACCGACAGGACGGTGATCATCGAGCAGGAATCGGCGGTCAAGGAGCAGCAGACCGGGGACACTATTACATGGCGGCAGCCCTTTACACTGCAGGCCCTGGTAATCGACAGTGATACCGAGACGGATGCCATCGATACGAGGCTCAATAAAATCAGGGCCGATATCGAGAAGCAGCTTACCAGCGCAGCTTATCGGGAATGCGGCGGCCTGGCCGAAGGGATACTACTAAAGGCGCCGGAAAAGTTCATCGCAGACCCACAAGTATCAGGCATTGCGGTCAATATCGACGTGCAATATACGACCGAATATGATGACCCATATACACAGGCTTAAATATGGAGATATTAGAAGAAAATCAAAATCCAGAGAATAATCCTTGTACTGGCGTACCAGAAAAGATGTATGTTGATTGGGTTTGCCCTAACCAAAAGTGCGAAGAAGGTAATACGGACAAAAATGGATTTTCTCATTTTGTTGATGGGGGTGGGGTATTTACGCCAGCCAAAGTAAAGTTTAATTGCGACGTCTGTGGAAGTTCAGAAATAGCAGAAATTGTTTAGGAGATAGAAATATGATAGGACACGGAGCTACGTTAGTTGGCTCGGAAAGCGGAGCTATAGGCAAGCTGACGAACATCGACTGGTCGGGAGCTACGGCGGATGATGTGGAAGAGACTGATTTTGACAGCCCGGATGGATGGAAAGAGTTTGAAGCAGGGCTAAAAGATGCAGGAGAGATTAGCGGTGATTTGCGCTACGACAAGACTTTGATGAATACGGTCCTGGATGCGGTGGGCGGTGACAGGGAAACGTGGACGCTGACCTTAAAAGCTGACGAAGCACTGGTTTGTCAGGGTTATGTCCGGTCGCTGGCTTTGGCAGTTCCCATGGGCGATTCCGTGATGATGCCTATCGCCATCAAATTTTCCGGAAAGCCGTATTTCCCATCGTCATCGTCGTCATCGTCGTCATCGTCGTCGTCATCGAGTTCAAGTTCATCAAGTTCTTCTGCAGGAGCATAAATTATGGAATGGGCTAAAAAAGAAGTTTTTTTCAAAGCAAAGGTGCCTCGTGAAAAAATTGAGGTACCCGGTATCGGTGACATCTGGATTTACGGCCTGACATCAGGCCAGAAGGATGAATATGAAAACAGCGTATTTCGTTTTTCCAAAGGGAGCAGCCGGTTTCATTTGGCCAATGCCAGGGCACAGCTTTTAATGCTGACAGTCCACAATCAACAAGGCAAGCGCTTATTCGGTGATAACGATATCGGCCGTATTTGCCAGATACCAGCTTCCATAGTCGACCCGATTCTGAATGTTTCCCGCCGATTAAGTGGTATGGACGACAAGGAGATTGAGGGCCTGGTAAAAAACTCACAGATGGGCCAGAAGCCCGAGAACGAAGATTCAAGCATCGATTAGCGATGAGCATGGGCTGGACGGTGCCTGAGCTTAATGAGCGGATGAGCGCTTATGAGCTGACCGAGAAGAAGATTTTGGAGCAGGTCGACCCCTGGGGACCGAAGCGTGCCGATTACCAGGCGGCCGTAATAGCGTATGTCACGGCTTGTTGTTTCAGCGGCAAGCGCAAGCCATCGTTCAAAAAGATTCTAAAGTTATTCGATTTTGAAATGGCGGAAGAACAGACGGACGAAGAAATCGCCCAGCTATTCAGAACAATAGTAAAAGGTAAATAATGGCTTTAATGACAAAAGTCGGCCTGGAATTTATCGCCCGCAACCGGGCGAATGCCCAGATCAATTCATTCAATAGTAGCATTAAGAGGATGGGCCGGCAGATGCTGCAGCTCGCCGGAGTCGGCGGTGGATTGTATGCCGTCAAGAGGGGATTTGATTACATTATCAAGGCGGCCATGAAGCAAGAGGATGCTTTGTTTCAATTAGAAGCAGCGCTAAAAGTTACCGAAGAATATACCGCTGAGACGATGGAAGGATTTGAAGCATTTGCTGCTTCTATACAAAAAGCAACCATATATGGAGATGAAGAAGTTTTGGCTTTGATGCGTATGGGTTCTACGCTTGGAATTTCCAAAGATAAATTAGAAGAGGCAACTAAAGCAGCATTGTCTCTTGGTGCTGCTTTTGGTGGACGGATGCGTCCTGAAATGGCTATGCGATATTATGCCCAAGCGCTGAAAGGTGTTACAAGTTCATTAGAAACATATGTTGTTGATATGCGAGCAGTAACTACTCATCAAGAAAAAATGATCATATTACAAGAGGCTCTTACGAGAGGTTGGGCAATAGCTGAGGCACAAGCAGAAACGACATCCGGTACTTTTAAGCAAATGGGGAATGCGGTTGGTGACTTGGCGGAAGTGATGATAGAGCCAATTATGGAGCCGATGACTAAAAATACTGCGGCTTTGACAATTATTATTCAGGAGGCAACAAAGGCATTAAAAAAATATCAAGAAGCTGCGGTAAAAGCAAGAGAAGCAAGGGAAAAATTTGGACTCAGACCTATGGGTTTTCCGCGTATCCCCATGCCGGATATTGAAGGGGAGCGTAAGATAAAGGCCCATCAGAAATATATTCCTGAAATTGTTCGTTTTGAAGAGCCGGAATGGTTGAAAAATACACTTGCTCTTAATGTGATGACAGAAGCACAAGAGAAAGCTGCTGCATCGATGTATGCAATGAGCATGAAAGCCAGAGGCCTTAGTGATGAATTGGCAAGAGAGCAGAAACTTACGCAATTTAGCGCTTTAGCAAAAGTACGTTATGGTGCTGATGTAGCGGGTGCTCAATTGGCTGTGGAAAGATTTACAGAGGCACTTAGAGAATCCGAAGAGCTCAAAGCAAGAAATAAGTCATTGGAAATAGCAAAAGCAGCGGCCGATAGACATAAGAGAATTTCCGAAGATATTGCTATGTCTATGGCAAGCTCGTGGACAAATGCGATAGACCAGATGATGTATGAAGGTAAAAAGTTTTGGGATGCAATGGAAGATATGGCTCGGAGTCTGCAACGTGAAATATTTAAGATAATCATGTACAAAAAGATGGCTGAGCCGCTTGCTTACGGCATTATGGGTTTGCCATTACCTGGCACTATTGCAGCCGTGCCTACAGCAGCAATGACTGGGCAGTCAATCGCACCCAGTGGTACACCATATTGGCCTGCTGGTAGCTTACAATATGGCGGTACGGTTTTAGAAACGGGTTTGGCTAAGGTGCATAGAGGCGAAATATTCTCGGGTGTACAGGGTGGAGGTATGGGTACAACCGAAATCCGTATCCATAACGAATATACTGAGGAAGGTGAACGGAGAGAGGTTACTCGCGTGGAAGAGGAGATTGTTTCAGGCCAGAGATTTCTTAACATTTTCATGCAAAAAGCGAAGACAGATGGAGAGTTACGAAGGTGTATTAAACAAGCGGCAAGGTAAATTTTGAGTGTTGAGTTCTTAGTTCTTAGTTATAACTCAAAATTCAAAACTCAAAACTAAAAACTAATAATGAACACGTTCCCTGTCAATGTACGTTCGCCGAATCTTAATTTTAGCGATGAGCCATCGGATAAAGCGGTCCTGATTGCTGATATGGCGAGTGGCTATCCGCTGCTCAACAAATTGTTTACCTTTGACCCGAGGATGTTTAACTTCGAGTTATTAGCCGTGTCCGAGGCGGACAAGCTGGAGATAATGGAATTTTATGAGAACAATAAGGATGTGCCTTTTTACTGGCTCAACAAACAGGCTCAAACGCAGCATGAAATGGTGTTTATCCGTAAGCCCGGGTGTAAGCTTCATCGTCGTAAAGACCGTTGGAGAATCATGCTAAGCTTACGACAAAGCTCGCCATGAATGATGAAATACTTGAAAAGCTGAATGAAATGGACACCAAGCTGGATGAGCTGCTGACCTGGAAGGCGGTCCATAGAGAAGAGCATAAAGGTATCCATCGGGACGTTACCGAGGTTCGAGCGGCCCTTTTTGATAATCCGGGTCTCAAATCGCAGATGCAAACGCTGATGAACTGCAAGCGGCATATATCGAAGTGGAGGGATTTCTGGATGTGGATATTGAGGACTGTCCTTGCCGCCGCCATAGTAGCGGTCCTGGTGTGGATGATGCTGATTTATAAAGGAGGGACATGAAATGGACATTAAACAACCTGATTGGCAAAAGATAATCCGGATGGGCAGCCCACGGGCCAATGACCCTAAGTTATCGATTGACGATTGTAAGCTGCTCTGGCAATCGGCATTGGCAATCGAGGCAAAATGCCTCGTTGAAATCGGGGCCTTTCGAGGGACCTCGAGCATGGTATTGGGTCTGGCGGCGCAAAATACCGGTGGGCATCTATGGTCGGTTGAGACCAGGCCGCGGCGGGAATGGTTTGATAATATCCGGAAGATGGGTTTGGACAAAATTGTGACCATGGTTGCAGGCTGGTCGCCGGCGGTGCATCTCGATTTGCCCGACCTTATCGATTTTCTTTTTATCGACGGGGACCATCAAACGCGGTCGGTATTGCGGGATTATTATTATTGGAGCCATTTTGTGAGGGTCGGAGGTCTTATCGGCTTCCATGATATTTACGGACCTCCTTCACCTAAGGTGAATAAGGCGATTGAAATGATATTGTCTGATGGCTCGGATTGCCTGCAAGAACAGGGAAGATGTCCTGTAAGCCGGATATGTGGAACAATTATATTTAGAAAGGTAAAAAAATGAAGATTTTAATTACAGGCGGTTCAGGATTCATCGGCAGATATATGGTGAAAAAGCTGCTCGATAAAGGTCATAGCATCGTTGTTTATGATATTAATTCACCGGCATTCGAGGGAGCGAATTATTGTTACGGTGATATGTTGGATAAAAAAAAGCTCTGGGACTGTATTGAGCAGGCTGATGCTGTTATGCACTTAGCGGGATTATTGGGGACGGCCGAGACCGTCGATGAGCCGGTCGGACCGGCCAAGGTCAATATCATCAGCTCGCTTGATTTATTCGAGGCATGCCGAAGATTCGATAAGACCGCTTGCTATATCGCCGTGGGTAATTATTTTATGCTCAATACATACGCCATTACCAAGACGTGCGCGGAGCGGTTTGCATTGATGTATAATCGAGAGCACGGTACGCGGATAGCGGTGGTTCGCGGGCTTAACGCTTACGGGCCTTATCAAAAGCATAAGCCGGTAAGAAAGGTCATTCCTAATTTTGTTCTGTGGGCATTGCGAAATAAACCGATTACGATTTATGGTTCGGGCAGACAGATAATGGATTTTATCTATGTCGATGACTTAGCTGAGATTCTCTGCCGGGCGCTGCTTAACGAGCACAGAGTTTATCATAATGTTATAGAGGCAGGAAGCGGGCGAGAAACAGATATTAATCATATCGCCGAATCCATTATTGAGTTATCGAATTCCAAATCAATTATCAATCATCTGCCGATGCGGTCGGGCGAAATGGATGATAGTTTTGTGATTGCGGATATAAAAACTTTGGCGCCACTTGATTATGAATCAAATAATATGATCGGTCTGGAAAGGGGATTGCTCCGGACGATCGATTATTATCGCGAGCATTTAGAGGAATATAAATGAAACTTTTTTTCTTTACGATTGCCGATGAGAATCGAAAGGCCGAAGCTGAGGATATTCTTATTGCTTCCGGCAAATATTTTGGCAGGGAGATTCACTTATTTGATATACCGAAGGGCCAGAAATGGCATCAATATAAGAAAAGATTATTGGCGGAGTCCGGGCTTCCGCAAGCAGATAAATATATCTATCTCGACAGCGATACAGTGATGACTGGGCCGGGAGATTGGGAGAGTGAGGATTGCCGGGGAGTTATGGATGTATTTTATTTTTGCCCGGAACAACGGAATAAGCATACGATGGGATTTCTCCGACCATTGAAATCATTTAGTTATGTTTATGATTTGTGGATAAAATTCGATTATCCGGTTTGGTGCAATTCGGGAGTTGTTGTGCTGCCTGCCGATATGCGGATAAATTTTATGAACTGCTGGCATAAATGGCAGGAGATAATTGATAAATATTGCGAGAAAGATTTTTGGTGCGGAGATGAGGTTCCCTTGATGTTTGCTCGACATTTCTTTGATTTGCCCTTATTACCACCTCGTTTTAACGGATTATGTAAAGCACAGTTAATTTATGATTGGCATGTTTTAATCCATGCCGCTGCCGGTCCGAGCAAAGAGCAAAAATTGCCTTATACGAATGCAATAAAAAGGATTTTAGGAAAATGAAGATTTTTTATGAGCGAATCAAAAGGGTACGGGACCGGGTCATGCGGTGCTATCTGAGCCTGGACTGTACGGCTAATTGTAGTTACTGCTCGGCCGATATTCCAAAATTGACGGCGGAGAGGAAAGAAATCTGGATACCCGCTTCTCAATGGGCCGAAGGCCTGAACAGGCGCCGTCGTAAAATCTTGCTCGGAGGAGGAGAGCCGTTGCTCTATCCGCAGATGAAGGAGCTATTGAGCTTAATATCAGGGGATATAGCGATAGAGATTTATAGTAACCTGATGCCCGATGTCTCCGCGGTCCTGGCCAGCGGCCGGGGTCTGCGATGGCTGATAAGCCTGCACCCGGCGGTAAAGGATTATGATATATGGTTCGAGCAGGTAGTCCGGTTAATGGATGCCGGTCACTCCGTGCGATTTCACGTGGTCAAAAAGGGCAACTGGCCGGAGCGGGCGGATTTTCTTAAGGCCAAAGGGTTTAAGGTCACTTGCTGTGACGATCAGAGAGGCTATGATAAATCCACTAAACCGAACCCCGGGCCTGTTTGGTGCAGCACTTACTATTACGTATATGGTCCCGATGGCTGGCGCTATCCCTGTATAACAAAAATGGGTATGGGACGAGACAAAATCAGCCATATCAAAGATGAAGATGAGAGAGATGAGATAGTGACACGATGCGATTTGTTCGGGAGCTGTGCCGGCTGCGATAACCTTATAGAGGGAAAAGTCTGGCAGAATGAATGATGCAAAGCTATATGATTTTGACATAAAGCCGGGCTGCCGTGCGATTGAGTTCATACCCTGGTACGGCGAATTGGGCTGGGAGATAATGAGCTGGGTGCCGTTCTGCCGCAAGAAGGCGTTGAGCTATGACCAGGTTTTAGCCAGCAGCTTTAAGGGAATGGCGCCTTTATATACCGACTTCGTCACGGAGTTTCGGCCGCACGATAAAACGAACAGGGGATTGGATTATCCCAAAATGTATCGGCCGGATGGGATATATTATAAATACGGCAGGCCTGGAAAGGCTGCGATTGACCAGGATATATTGCTCCACGCCCGCGGGATAGGCCGAAAGAGTTCAATCAATTATCGGCAATGGCCTGAGCTGGCTGAGCGGATAACCGGCCTGGCATTGACTTCGGCCTTTATCGGGACAAAGAACGACCAGCTTGTACAGGGTCATCCTGATTTCAGGGGCATCGAATTGCAAAGGCTGATGGACAGGCTCGCGCGGGCCAAATTAGTGATAGGTGTTTCCAGCGGCATTATGCACTTGGCGGCGGCCTGCGGGACCGACTTAATAGTTTGGGGAGATAGCCGGACGTACTTCTCTCAGACCTTGGAGCGGCGTTATAAGGAGACCTGGAACCCTTTCAATGTAAGGGTCGGCTGGCTCACGGCCGATGACTGGCAGCCAGAGCCGGATGAGGTCATAAAGAAGATTTGCGAAATTGTAAGATAATAATATATAAGGGTTTATAAGGGAATAAACATCGAGGATGAAGGTTTTGTTGTCCAATTTACAGCCTTTGCTGGGCGATAGATTGATGTTTACGCCGGTGGTCAGGGACCTGAAAAAGTCGCATCCGGACTGGGAGATCGGAGTCGATTCCATTGGCCCGGAGATTTGGGAGAACAATCCGCATATCGTTCGCAATATGACCAGTCCGGTCAAGATCTTCCATATCGGGCCGGGCAAGGTCACCCGCGGCTCCAAGACCAACGGCCTGCATATTACGGCCGCCTTTCGCTGCTCATTAGAGGAGCACTTGGGAGAGCCAATCCAACAGGGGCCATTCAAGCCGGAGATATTTCTCTCGGAAGATGAAAAGAAACTGAGATTGATAGATGGCAAATACTGGGTAATAAATATCGACTGCGGACCGTTCAGCGCCAAGCGGTGGTGGCCTGAGCGGTTTCAAAATCTGGTCGAGCAATTACCAGATATTACATTCGTCCAGATCGGATTAAAAAAAGACAATCAAAACCGGCTGCGAGGGCCTAACGTTATCGACTTAATAGATCAGACCAAGCTCAGGGAGCTGTTCAGCCTGGTATATAACTCCGAGGGTTGTATCAGCTTGATTAGCTCATTGATGCACGTGGCGGCCGCTTTCGACAAGCCCTGCGTGGTATTGGCCGGCGGCCGCGAGCCTAATACCTTCGAGCATTATGCAAATCATCGTTATATCGACATGGTGGGATGCCTGCCCTGCTGCTCGAAGAAGGCCTGCTGGCACAATTCTATCGGCGCCTGCGAGAACCGGGTAAAAGATATCGCCCGTTGTATGGACATGATACGGGTTGACCAGGTGGCCGATGCAGTTAAATCATATTACGAAGGCGGTGTATTGACCAGGCCGGCAGGACGGATTGAGATTGCCCGCAAAAGGCCGGTTATTCGCATAGTTACCAATGCCAAATGCCTCGGCGGTGCCGAACGCTCGGCCTTGCAAATCGCCAAACAATTCTGCGACAATAACTGGCGGGTGGAGCTTTCGCCGGCGGGGGCAATGAGCACTAATTTCAAAGAGGCCGTCCCGGAAGGGGTTATCATCAGTAACCATATTACCAGGGGCTGTGATTGTTTTTTACTTTATGCCTCTGACATGGTCTATAGTTTCGATAAGGGTCAATTCGAGATATTCAGCCGAATCAGGGCCGGGCGTAAAGTAATGGCCCTGACCTACAAACGCGGTAAGGCCGGCGAGGTCCCCTGGACGCGGGGCTGGGACAAGTATTTATTCTTGTCCTCGACCTTGCGGGACCTGTTTCTAAAGAGATTACCGAATGCCAGGACAACCATCTTAGCCCCGCCGATTGATATGAAACCATTCTTAACGGTACAGCCGGATTATAACGGGCAGCTTCGTTTGGTCAGGCATTCGAGCCAAGGCTCTCAGAAATTCAGTCTTGACCTGGAGGAAATCTGCCGTCAAGTGAAATCGGCCCAATTCCTCTTTATGCCGGGCCCGCCTTGGCCGGCTGATGCCGATAATATTATCAAATGTCCTTACGACAAAAATCCGGCCAAAGTGGCCGGGTTCTTGGCAAGGGGCAATTGCTTCTGGTATCTCTTGCCCGAGTTTTATTCCGAGCAGGGGCCGCGGGTGATTGTAGAGGCCATGGCGTCGGGTTTATCCGTAATAGCGGAAAACCGGGATGGTCCCAGGGACAGGTTGACACCGGAGACCGGCTGGCTGATTGATAGTCACGATGAGGTGATTGATTTATTGCATTCGCTCGACAGCGAACAATTACAGGCTAAAGGTCAGGCCGCCCGCAGGCGGGCGGTCGAAGAATTTAGGGCTGAATTATGGTTTAAGAATATTATTGAGGATTGAAAATGGCAACTATAAGCAAAAATTGGGCGGCACAAACTCAAGTAATAGGTAGCGGTGATAGCTACGTAACACTGTCCGGGACTACGGAGAGTTTTTCTTCCGATATTGACCTGGAAACAAACGGCTACGAGGGGGCGCATGTCATTATCGAGATTGACTACGATGCTACTCCGACCGATGAGGTCAAGATTAAGCTATACGGCTCTCTCGATGGCACCAACTACGATGATACGCCCATCTGGGAGATGCAGGGAGATAAGAGCGTTGACCCACAGCAGTTGAGCTTCATTATCAAAGACCTTGCACACTTCAGAATTGGCGTCCAACAGACAGGTTCGACAAACAGCCACGATGTAAGGGCATACACCCAGTGTTGGAACTATCAATCGGCATAAACAAGAATTTAGAATTAAGAGTTTCTGAATTGATAAAAGGAGAACCCATGGCAGATATTCATATTGGTAAGATTAGCCAGACAGAATCCGGTAAGGGCAAGGCACAGCTTATCTATCATATCCCGATAGATACGCCAAAGGCGGGGATTGTACCAACTCCTGAAAGCTCATTAACGGGACTTGAGCAAACCGAAGTTGATGCCCTTGCCGCCGGCACCCTGGTTGAAATCACAAAAGACATGGCAGTAGAGAAAAGCCAGACACAAGCCGTAATTGTCACCGCGGTCAGAGCCGACTGGCAAAATGTCAAAGAGGATTACAACAGTCGCTATAACTTCGAGCATAAATTTTACGGAGTTACACTAAGTGCCACAACTTAAACCCACAAGAGGAATTCGCTTAAATAGAAGCCATCCTTTCAGTAGAGGTCTTGTCGGTCTCTGGCTATTCAATGAAGGCTCAGGCGGTCAAGTCCGTGATTTATCGGGGAATGAGCTAAATCTTAATGCTGTAAACACCCCAGTTTGGGTTGCTGGAAAATACGGTTCTGCCTTGCAATTTGTCTCTGGAGATACGGATTATATGGAGACGACTGCTGGAGTAACTGAAATATTAGACCCTTTGGAAAGAGGCACTGTTGTTATATCTGTCACACCTACATCAGTACATGAAGGAACACTTTTTTCACTTGCTTACAATGGTAATCACGATGATTGGGGATTATTTATCTGGCTTGTAGATACTGGTAAAGTTCGTGTCTCAGTGAGAAAATCTTCAAATATTTGGCTTATAATCCAGGAGTCCGACAATGTAGTATATTCAGCAGGGCAGACTATTCACGTTGCAGTAACACAGGATGGATCAGGCTATAAATGTTATATAAATGCTGTCCAGCAGGTTATGTCAGATGTACCAACATTAACATCAACAGATTTAACTGCTTGGTTTAATTCGACTACTATAGCTAATGATACATTACGTTTTGGGTATATGTCAGATATCTCCCCAAGTCTCCCTTTCAATGGCCAAATCAACATATCAACAATTTACAATCGTGTCTTATCTGCTTCTGAAAGAGCTTTACTCTGCCGAGAGCCGTTTTGTATGGTTCAAAAAAAGGCTGCTCCGGTTTATTTCTTCATTGCGTTCAGTAGCAGCTCCTCGCTGTCGTCCTCGAGCTCATCTTCGTCCGAATCATCATCTTCCGAATCTTCATCTTCGTCCGAATCTTCATCTTCGGAATCTTCATCTTCGTCCGAATCTTCATCTTCGGAATCTTCATCTTCGTCCGAATCTTCGTCATCGGAATCTTCATCTTCATCCGAATCTTCGTCCTCGGAATCTTCATCTTCGTCCGAATCTTCGTCTTCGGAATCTTCATCTTCATCCGAATCTTCATCTTCGGAATCTTCATCTTCGTCCGAATCTTCATCTTCCGAATCTTCATCTTCGTCCGAATCTTCGTCATCGGAATCTTCATCTTCGTCCGAATCTTCGTCCTCGGAATCTTCATCTTCGTCCGAATCTTCGTCATCGGAATCTTCGAGCGAATCTTCAAGCTCATCCGAATCTTCATCGTCATCAGAAAGCAGCCAGTCGTCCTCCAGCTCCTCATCCTGGATGCTAAGCCCCAACGCCGCCGATCGGGCATTACAGCTTGCCGTAGGCCCCACAATGGATGGATTAGGCGCCAAGTCGATAACTTATCGGCCGCGTATTGGTTTGAGCCGAAATATCGAAGCCATAATCGAATACCCGGGCCCCGAGGCCATAGATGGCGTGGCCGGCGGCAGCAGACCCATAATGGATGTCTTTGTTGAAAATAAATCAATCAAAGGTATCTCATCGGCCGAGGTCGATATCGGAGGAGATGAGCTGGATGTTCCTTTACGTTACGGCCTGACAAATAAAGAAGTCCGTATTATTCAAATAGTTGAACAGGATAAAGCCATATTGCACGTACGTGCTCAATAATTTTTTCAAAGAGAAAGGGATAAAATATGTCAGCGGAACCAGGTTTTTATCTTTGTATTGACTCAATCGGTGGCGGTACGGGAGCTGTCGATAAACTGAAGGGTGCACCTCTCCAGGACAAGGAAGCCATACTTGCTTTTATTGGAACTGAATTTCGCCCTTATCATTTAGATGCCGATTCTGGAGAGGTTGAAAATGACCCGTTGGTTATCGAACCAAACGAGGACGCCGGTGATAAGAGATGGATTTTGTCGAGCGGCGTCTTTGCAGGGTTGACTTTATACGGTAAAGCTGGCATAGGTACACCCACACCACGAGAATGGATACAAGTAGTCTCCGCCTGGGACGACCCACGTAATCAAATAGGCGTAGCAGCAACCGAAGGCGGTAATATCAATTTAGCCTGTCAAGGTGTAAATGCCGCTAATATATTATTTGACACATATTATGATTCAGGATGGAAAAGTTCATCCGTAGACTCTAATTTTAGATTAGTAAAAGCCGCACATTCACTTGATATACGGGTGGATACTGGAGTTGCACTTGGTGCTGCAATTTCGTGGAATGTTTTAGCAGAGTTTAAGACTTCAGGCAATCTAAATTTAACAGGTGCTTTGGAGGTTGACGATACCCAAGTTGTTGGCAACAGAGTAATAGATGCTCGATGTGACGATGCGATAGATAGTGGTGACGCTACGACTGACGGAGTCATCGATGCTTTGCGTGATGCAATGATAAATCACGGTCTGATAGCAGCATCAGCACCTTAAAAGGAGAGCAAATGATTATTCAAGTTGACAAAAAGGGCAAGAATGCGATTGAGCAATTTTGTGACCTTGCATTGAAGGTTGGCGGCATGCACAATCGAAAACAAGTGAATCTTATAATTGATAACCTGGTCGTTATTTCTGACCCAAAATCAAAATCAAAATCAGAGCCAGAAGAGTCAAAAAAGAATATTGAAGTTACCACGCAGTTACTCTCAGAAAAAAAAACCAGAGGAAACTAATGGCGATTGACCTCGTTTGGAAAGACAGTGATATAGTAACGCATGACACTGATGTCGTTTGGAAGAATCACCTTGCGTACTACGTTGATATTCCGCCTGTCATACATAAGGACTTGATCGACCCTTACAGCGGGGGGGCATGGTTGTGGCTCTGTCAAATCCTCGTACCTGGATATGCAACTCAGAGAATTGCACGCAATACCGAAGATACGGCTTATGGTGGAAAAGTTCATGACAAATTCAATTTCCAGGTAGGTGAGCAAATGTTTTCCGGAGATGGCTCCATTCCACGGGTCACCCTCAAGGTGTTCCAGGATGTGAATCGCAGGATCGAGGACATGGTCAACGAGACAGAAGGTGCACTCGGAGCAATGGTAAAGCTGATTCGGGTCAATGAGAATTTTCTTGATGTCCCTGTTAACGCACTCGAATTTGATTATGACAACCTTGCCAGTGAAAGTGATAGTGAGTGGGTTACGTTTACTTTGGGTATTCCAAACCCGTTGACGCAGCGTTTTCCGTTAGAGGATTTTTCTTCTTCCATGTGTCCGTTTGCAACGCCCTCGCTTTTCAAAGGACCAGCGTGTCAGTATGCAGGTGAGGAAATAACTTGCATCGGTACTTATATGCATTGTCGTGACGTTATGGATAACGCTGAGCACTGGGGTGGTGAGCTTGGGCTTGACCCAAATGTGGTGAGAGTATGATAGACGAAATACAAAAAATGCTTAACAAACCGTATGGGATTGGCCTGCAAGGTCAGAGCAAGAGATTTGTCTGTTGGAAATTCTGTCGTGATGTCTATGAATTGCTTGGATTGCAAATACCACAACATCATGACCAGCTTCATCGTATCAGAGCGGCAATTGTTCCCTGTATCGTATTATTCCACGCAGCCGACAAGTGGCACAGCGGGGTGGTATATCCGGATGGGTTACATTTTATTCATGCGAGCACGGAAAACATCTTCGACCCAAATCCGCAGGAATACATCGTGCGTAAAGACCGTTTGACAATCTGGCCTTATAATTTACTAATCGAAGGCTACTATGCCGCATAAACAATCGATACTTGTTCACGTTATTCATCATCCGGTCGAGTCTCGTAACGTGACCGTAACGGAAGTACCCTATCGGCGCCAGACCCTGTCCATGTTGAAGGAGCAATTTGTGCCTGGACAGGATGTGCTGGCGGGTCTCAATAATAAACAAGTCGAGATTGATTCACATTGTGTGAAGCCCGGGAGCAAGGTCGTTTTCCTTCCTGCTGCTGCGGACGTAGGGACTTTTACGTTTCTTCAACTTACAGGTTGGTGGGCAGTTGGTGCGTATGTAGCGGTGAGTGTAGGACTTTCATATTTGGGCGGTCAGCTTTTCGGACCCGATATGCCGGAACACAAAGAGGCGGAGGGTGGTCAGGCATTCAGTTGGGACCCACAGACTACACACCGCGAAGGTGGAGTGCGTCCGGTATGTTACGGGCGGAACATGCACTATGGCAATGTCGTGGCCCGCTGGACGGACGTAGGCAATCTTACAAGAGTCGGTTTTACCGGCCATAACAAGGCAAACGATACACAAGGCAAGTACGAGGCAATCGTCGAGTTTGCCGAATCCGAGGCGGTAATAGAAAGTGTCGGTTACGACCGTGAATGGTTGAACTCGGGCGGCAAGGATGCTTACGGTTACGAGAAAGTTTATTTGTATTACGGAGATGCGTGGAATCTTATAAGTACAAAGGACTATAACTATAAAGGTGGAAGCACTGATACGATAACAATCACAGCGGGTGGTCCCTGGAACGATGTTACAAAGGTCAAGCTCGAGGCATTTATACATAATGACACCACGTATCCTCTCCCTCGCCGGCCTAAGATATATCTTAACCACTATCTTTACCAGCTTCGAGCCATGACTTCGGCACAGACAAACGCATGTATAGGTGGAACGCCAACTTTCAACGCCCTTCCGGGAGAGCAGAATGTCTCCTGGGAAACTACGGCTGCCAATATAAACGATGGCAGTTATGGTTTGGACAATGATGAAGTTTTGTTCATGCTTTTGGACTACGGCGGTGGCCCCGTTAAAGGTAAAACAGGCGAAGTATTTTTTAACGACCAGCCTGCAAGTCATCATTCAAGCGTCAATATACAAGAGAGATTAGGTCATCTGAATCAAACATGCATGCAGGGCTTTGAGCAGAACAAGCTAGAATACAGGCCTGCTGCAGAGATGGTTTACGATGAAGATCCTGTGCTGTGGTCAACAAAGAATAATTTCGTTGATGACATCGAATACACACTCGGCTTTCCAAGAGGTATTTTTTCTTACCAAAGCAGCGGTAACATTGCGAACTTTGACATTGGCGTGAAGGTGGAGATTTCAGAGTACGGCGAAGATGATTGGACTACACTCTTGGATACGACCATCAGCGGCAGTCAGCAGCATCCTCTTTACAAGGCTTACAAAGTTAATACTCAGGTGCCAGGCAAGGTTGTTAGAGGTAAGTATTATACCTTGCGTCTGCAAAAAACAACGCCCACACCCGGCAGCGGCAGCTACGGTGGGGAGATGTGGCTGAGGAGTACGCGTGAAGTGGTGGACACGGCTTTCACTCATCCGGGCAGGGCGTTGCTGGGTATTCGCGCACTTGCTACATCTCGTTTGAGCGGCCACATCAATGTTAAGTTCGTGGCCGATGATAAGCTCGTTCAGGTTTACGATGGCTCAACGTGGGAGGTGGAGCATACCCATAACAGGGCTTTCATTACCCTCGATGAGCTTACGCAGCCGGTAATCAGCGGAGATGGCAGTGAAGAGCATCCGTGGGTTATCGAGGGCTACGAAGGTCTCGACCCATCCAGGATTGACCTCGCTTTCTTTTACGAGTGGGCCCAGTGGTGTGCCGCCCAGGTAACATCCGGTCTGCCGGAACCAGACCATGAGGAAGACCGGATGCCCTGCGATATGCGTATTGATTACGAGACGGATGTTTGGAGCTTGGCTTATGAAATTTCACAGGTGGGAAGAACGTATCTATATTGGCAGGGAAATACTCTCACGGGCTGGATTGATAAGGAAGTAACTGATGACCCGATTGATTTGATTACTATGGACAATACGATGCTGCGTTCCTGGAAGAGCAACTGGTCGGGTCACGGAGAGATGGCGGGCAAAGTAAATGTTTTTTACAGGGACAAGCTTCTTGGCTACGAAAGGAAAGAACGCCCGGTACATAACGAGAACGCCGGGTTATATACTCGTATAGTATCCGTTGAAGGTATCGGCGTTACGGGATGCGCGCTTGCGACCAGGGTAGGCAACCACGCTTTGAAACGCAGTGAGCTAATAAAGAATCGTAACTCCGTGCGAATGTTCAAAGATGCACTGCGTTATCGCTTAGGCCGGGTGGTCCGTATGCAAAACAAGGTCCCTGACTGGGGCGTGGGTTATAGGGTCATCAAGAGTGAAGCCAACAACACCGTGGAGTTGGACAGAACGTGCACAGCAGATGCCGACGACATCATATTCGTTAGAAGCTATGATGAGGCCAACGAAAAAGTAGTTGTGGATTCGTACACCGTAGCCTCCGTCGCAGGCAAGGTCGTAACCATTACAACCACCTGGGATGTCACACCTGTTAAGAATAACATTTTCGCAGTGGGTGTGGATGGTAAGATTAAAGAACGCCGTATAATAAAAATACGTCATACGATGGATAATTACTTTGACGTGGAATTGGAAACTTACGATGCGAATCTTTTTGCAAGTGACGATGCCAATCCCAACCTTCCCGCTCCCGGTTATATATGGTCGCAGCCACCGGCAGCTCTGGTCAAACCGATAACGAGGGAAGAGGTCGTTGACATAATATCGCGGATGCTCCCGCCTGCAATCAATACCGATATCCCGTGGACGGGCAATTGTTCGTGGCTTGGTAACGATGTCGATACTGTAAACTGGGAGAAGTGCGACGAAGATGAGCCTATTGTCGTTAGATATCGTGGAGCAACTTACGAGATAACCCCTGATAGTACCACTTTGGAATACATTTACTGGGACCCAAGTAATCCGAATGTCTTCTTGAAAACGGATGATAGAGCTAAGATGCTTGCCTCGATTTTGGCCGGTGGATGGAGTATGTGTGATAACCAGGATGGTGTTCCACTATCCGCCACTCCAATGCAAATTTTACACGTTGGGTTAATACAAGCAGCACAGATTCTCGCCGACCAGATAATTATCGGTGGTATCAATGCTTTAGGATTATTAAATGCTCCGGCGGAGGCGGGGGCGGATGTAACCGGCACCCACGAGGCAGCTACCATAGCCAGTCAGGGAGCTTTGGCGGTATTGAACGTCGTGGGTGGTGCTCAAATAGATAATTTAGTAGTTGACACTTTACATATAAAAAATGAGGCTGTTACGATCTTGACAGCGACACAAGATGACGATTGGTACTATTTAGACCCCAGCCCTCTTAGTCAGGCTGGTTATGGTCTGTATCGAGCAGCAGTATGGACATCTTCATTTACTTCAACAGGGTTTCCTTGTCATGTCGTTTTCGATACCTCTGTAGATGGAGTTGATGTGACTTTTGTCTCGAAAGCAATGCATGTAATTTTTCGTACTGAGGATACTTATCCTGAACTTTTGATTAGCACAATCACATTAGTCGGGGCAAATTTAGTAAAAATTACAACGACGGCTGCGCATGGTCTTGATACGGATGACTTCGTATGGTTTTGGGACATCGTTGGAACTATTGAATTGAATAATGCTATTTGTAAAATCACTGTGGTCAATACTACAGAGTTTACTCTACAGCTTACTCGCAGCGATTGGTTCACAGCATATACGTCCGGTGGTAAAGCAATACACGTTAATTCGTGGGGAATACGATATGGATTTACATATCCTGCTCACGATATACCCGCTCATGTATCTGTATTTGACCCTTTTTTGGACGCAGGTAAATCATATCAATATATTGGAGCAATACGTAATCGTAATAGCTCACAGTATGCATATGTCAATGAAGGCTCTACGATAATTGCATCGGAGGTTAAAAAATAATGAAACACTACGTAGAGTTTGATATTGAAACTGGTCGGATTATTCGTCGTGGTGAATGTCAATCTCAGCACATACCAATACCAAGACGATTAAATGCTATTGCGTTAATCCGTGCAGACTATAAATATAATGCTATAGTTTGTGATGAAATAAATGATGGAAAAATAGCTGTTAATCCAAAACTTACCAAAAAGTCCTTTGATAGACGCAGACCAAAGCCTATTACGATACTGGAAGGGGAACGGCCTGCTCAAATTACAAACGAGCAATGGCAAAGTGTTTTGGACAGACTTGACAAATTAGATACTCGCTCGATTAAAGCAGATTAAGCATTTATTTTGTTAGTGATAATAGAGACCCTTGACTGGTTCTGGTCTTGGTTCGACAGATATCTTTTTGTCTGCAGACCCAGTACATCCGGCAATCAACAGGATTGCCACCAAACAAATTATACACACTATTTTTTTCATGGTTCTGTCCTTTCGTTGAATTTTTTTAACTCATCGCGTATTTGGGTTAAGAGTTCTATTCGTTCGTTGATACGAAAAAGCCAGCGGAACAATGCTATGACAATGGCGATAAAAATGCCTAATAGAAAAAGAAGGAATATTAACCATGCGATTAGATGTATTATAGCTTCAATCTCCTCTGGTTGTATTGTACATAAAGTAATCATTTCACGCTCCTCAAATAAAACCCACCGTCCAAGTTATGAACGCAGACCAAGCGCTGAAAAATGAACGGTGGGCAAAAGATATCTTTGGGTCTTTGTTCATAACTGATATCATTATATACGAGCAGCCTGGAAATTTCAAGAGAAAAAATAAATTTATCGAGAATATAGCCGAAATCGCGGCAGAGAAGGAGTTGTGAGTTTTGAGTGTTGAGTTTTGAGTGTTGAATTTTGAGCTAACTAAAAACTAAAAACTAAAGACTCAAAACTAAAAATGGGTGTTATTGGTGGCAGGGGGCCTATAAAATTGACAAACACCTCAAAAGAGATATACCAATCTTGATATTTAGACAGTTTTCCAAATAACTAAATGTCCGAAAATAACAGTAAATTCTCATTTTTAGCTCAGAATACCATACAAAGAAAAAAATTTATAAAATCCCAAAGATACTACTTAACTTATACGAATAATATAGTATAATTAAAGTAGAATTGATAATTAAATAGTAAACATTAAATATTGAAAGGGTCGAAAAATGGCATGGGAACAAGTAAAAAAAACAAAGGAAGATGAGTTGAATGAGAAAATTTGGGAGCTGTGGCTTTGGGCGGAAGAAACATTGAACCCGCATCATCGGGTATATTTTCTTATCAGAGAATTAGCTGAACCACAAATTGATTCTTTGAACCAAATGATTGAGGATAATGAAGATGAAAAATAAAGGGAAATCATCAAAAAAGAAAATACATGAGCATGAGATAGCTCTCAAACCTTGTATGCTCCTTATTTGGGGGCTGTTGAGAAATAATCATTTATTTGCTCAAGGACATCCACTGCAAGATTCATGTGAATGTTACGTATGTAGAACATTGAGGGATTTAAAAGGTTTTATTGATCAATTAGATTAGTTTTTTCGACCCGGCCTCTGGGCAGCAGGCCCGGGGGCCTGGTCAGATATTTGCAATTTGAGATTTGAGATTTGAGAATGGCTGTCTTGGCAGGGGAGATAAATAGAAATGCTAAGGATTGATTTTCGCAAAGTGATAAAAAAGCAGATGAAGGCAAATAAAATCAATACGCCGGAATTGGCCAGGAAAGCCGAGCTCAATGTACAAACCCTATATAATTTCTTGGCGGGCAAAAGCGAAATGACCACCGCTAACCTTGAAACAATCCTTGAGATACTGGGATTTAAAAAATTAAGCTGAATTAGCCGAAGGAAATGTGAAAGGGTAGTGCAATGAAAACACAAAAGACTCATCTCAAAACTAAAAATGGGTGTTATTGGTGGCAGGAGGCCTATAAAATCGAACACAGGGCATCCTGGGGTGTTCCTGGTGGAAGCTGTGGGGTGTGAGTTCGGGGCTTAAAAAGGGCTATTTTGCAGAATTTTCGATAATTTCGAAGATTTTTTGAAAATAATCCTTGACGTGTTAATGTTTTAGGGTAAATTTGCCGATAATAAAGTTGGTTTGAAATAAAGGAGTTCATGATGTTTGGTTCGCATACGACAATTTCACGACATCTTAATAGGGCGAGGCATTATCTGTCCGTGTTCTACGGGAAGTATGCGAACCAACTCGCCCTATCCTTTTTAATCCAGGATATCGGTGACACCGAGCAGGTCCCTGGGCGGCCAGATATGGATATAAATTTTTTCTGTCGTCCTGGTATCTGCATGGCCAAGGATGGTGCTGATAAATTGAAGGGGTACACCTTTCCTGTACAGATTTGTAGCGAAATAGTGCCGAAGCGCATGCGGTCCGAATCGCGGTATCCCGGCGTGCCTGGCAAGTTTTTTACACAAGCAGTATAAGCTGTTTCTTTTTTTATAGCTCTTTGTAAAGTGAATATCGGTAGAATCAGGTTTCCGGGAATCATTATTTAGAATTGTTTGGCAGGTTTTGTTGAGTGGTATCAAGCGCTGTCGGCGGCCCTTGCCGACTATCTTTATGAATTGACGGTCATGGGAGATGTTGGACCAGGTCAGATGCTGGAATTCGCTGCTTCTCAGGCCTGTGTGGGCCAGAACGAGGATTACGTCCCGCTCCTTTGGTTCGCAGACAGTGAGGACCTTCTGGTATTCTTTGTCATCGAGCACCCGCACTTGCGGCGGGTCCTC